CTTGGTCATGCCGTGGCCTCCTCTTGCCGCCGTGCAAAGTCTGCTTCGAGCATATCGCAGAACCGGGCCATATGCTCTTTGTCTGTCTCGTCTCGCCGCCACTTGGCCTTGGCCTCGGCCACCGCGACGTTGTCTAGCGTTACGCCGCCTTCGTAGTTGGACATGAAGAAGCAATATCCGCGGTCCCCGTTCGGCTGGCGCACCTCGCCGATCATCCGATGCTGTGGAACCATCTTGCGAAACTCTGCCATAACGCGGGCAAAGCGGTCAGGGATGGACAGCTCTGCGGCGGCGGCGCGGTCTTCTTCGATCCCAGTCAGGATCTTGTCGATGTTCCGTGCAGCGTCGTCTAGCGTGAACGGGCTGCCGTCGCTGTTGGTGGTGTATCCGGTTAGCTGCCTGTATCCGTCGAGCCAAAATACGCGCTCTCGGCCATTGCGGCGGCCTTCGCCAAGGCTGATGCTGACGCCCAGCGCCTCGGCGCGCTCGACGAATTGCGGGAAATCTTGCCGGAAGCTGCGGCAGATTTTCTTGGTCATTGTTCTTCTCCATCCAGTTTCTTCATGACCTTGGCAATGCGCGCCTCGATCTCGTAGCCCTTCGCGCCATCCCGGCAGTCGGCCACCACATCCATGACCAGCTCTTCGAGCACCTCGGCCCTCTCTTCGACCATATCCAGCCGCGCCTCGAGCCTGCGCTTGGCCACCGTCAGGCTCATAATCTTTTGCTGCGCCTGTCCAAGGCGCTCGATCAGTTCGTCGTTGTTCATATCTTCTTTCCTGTCCTGTGTGCGATGTAGTTAAACAGATGCCCTTCCTTCCGCTTGCGCAGCAGCAAGACCACCCCTCCTTCGTACAAGTCCCGCGCTGCGCGGCACTCCTCACCAGCCGCATACGTCCCGACATAGTAGATAACCCGGTCGCCGTGTTGGGCGTCTTTGGCCCACTGCTCGACTTTTGTTGTCATGGTTTTTGTTGTCATGGTTTTTCGTCCCGTGGTCCGTGGTCCGCGGCCCGTTCCAGCATGTCGAGCAGGCTCAGGAGCTCGCCCATGTCGTGGTAGATGGAGTCTTGTTGCGTCTTGCGGTCCATCCGGATGATTTCGATCTTACGGCGCATTCGTTTGAGGATGGCGTCGATCATTTTTTTCCTCCGGTGGTATGTTGGCGGTTCTCCTTGTTGTAGCGTTCTGCGTTTGCGTAAATGTCCCGCAGCAGGCGTTTTTCTTTGTGCTGCGCTCGGATGTTGCGGCAGTGTGCTTCGCGTTCGGCTGCGGTTCGGACGGCGAAGGCTTCCATTGGCACCCAGAGGGCTTTGGCCAGCTTGTAGGCTGTATTGTATGTGGGGTTATCGACGCGGCCCGAGGCCAGTGTTCCGAGGGTTCCTTTTGGGAACGGGGCATCGCGGCAGATGTCTGTGAAGGTTCGGCCTTGCTCGTCGTGTTCTCGGAGGTATTGCCGCAGGTTTTTGGTGAAGATTGAGACGAGTTCCACGTTAGTACACCCACGAATAGAGGAGCGAGGCGATGGCGCCTGTGCCGATTGCGTAGGCGACGAGGCGCATTTTGGAGACGTAGGGTTTGTCGTCCATGAGGTTCATGTATTTGTGGTCTGGCAGGGTGGGGTCGATCCGGATTTCGATGCCGTTGTCGATGGCGAACTGATCGACGACGCGGATGTCCCAGAGGGTCGTGGTCCGCGGTCCGGGCATATTGGTGCGTTCGACGCGTTCTCCGGGCGGGAATTTTTTGGTTTTGACCCAGCGGTATAGGGTGGGCGTGGCAATTCTGAGGCGCGCGGCTGTGTCTTCGGCATTCAGGTAGAGTCGATCGGTCATCTTGTCCTCCGCTGTTCGACATATAACGAATGTATGCGACACTATGCGAAGATGTCAAACAAAAAGAAACCCCGGACGACATTTTCTGTCTTCCGGGGCTCTTTTTTCAACATGGAGGTGGCCAGCTACTGCCACGAGGGGGTGTGTCGCATACTCTCCCGTAAAAGGCAAGGGCTTTCTTTGAAGACGCCTACGTCGGATCGTCGACGAGGCGGTTGCGGGGCTTGGGCGGCGGCGGTCGTTTGATGGGGCGACCGTTGTATTGCTCATAGACGTAGCAGAGCTGTCCGCTGATCGTGCGTCCTTCGCGCGCGGCGGCTGCTTTTACGTCAAGATATAGGTCTCTCGGGACGAGGATGCTTTTCCAGCGGGTGGTATCCATTGCGCGGTCTCCATTTTCGGGCTATGTCTACGATAATATGGGATAATATGCAAGAAAAAAGCCCCGCCGAAGCGGGGCCAGTTCAGGCGTAAACCCATGGCGTGGGTTTCCGAGCAAGAGTCCTCAGGAAGAGGATTCCTTAGCTTCGCCCCACGACGGGCCTATGTCAATATCGCACTTGCTTGGCACTTCCAGCGGGATTGCCGCAGCCATGACGCGGGAGATTTCCTTGGCCTCATCCAGATCCTTGACCGACATCGCCAGTTCGTCGTGGATCTGAAGCATAGGCAGCTTGCCCATCTTGTAGAGGTCGACCATCGCTTTCTTGGTCATGTCGGCCGCAGAGGCTTGGATCAGCCGGTTCAGCGCTTTGTAGGTGTAGGCACGCCGCAGGCGGGTCGTGGGCCCGTAGGTGTCGATCGCCTCCTTGTAGGGCAGCGCCTTGTTCATCTCAAAGCCCTCGGGCTCCCACATGTCAAAGCGCAGAGCACGGCCGTAGAGCGAGCGCAGGCGGCCCTGTGACGACCTCTCGTTCAGCCGGTTCATCACCCCATTGGTCAGGCCTTTCACGAACGGCACGCGGTCGTGATACTGCCTCAGGAGCGCCTTGGCGTCGTCCATGGGCAGGTCTAGTTGTTCGGCCAGCTTGCCCACCCCCATGCCATACATGGCGCCCAGATTGATCGTCTTGGCCTGCTTGCGCGGGATGTTCGCCATCTCGGCCACCATCGTGTGGAAGTCGGTGGTCGGATCCTCGTTGTAGGCCTTCACAAACTCAGCCGCGCCGTCGAGCGGGATGCCCCGCGCTTGGCCGTAGATGTGCGCGTAGTGGACCAAGATCCGCGGTTCTTGCTGCGAGAAGTCGATCGACGCCCACTGGTCCCCCTCTTCTGGCAAGAAGAGCGAGCGGATCATGGGGCCGATCTCCGGGTCGCGGGCAGGAATTTGTTGGAGGTTCGGTTGCGACATGGAAATGCGGCCGGAAACGGTGCCGCCGTCGTCCGAGCGGATCTGGTTGATGTGCCCGTGAATGCGGCCGTCGGCGTGGCAGTGCTTCAAGATCGAGTCGATGAAGGTGCCCGACGTCTTGTTGAGGTTCCGCGCGTCGACGATCAACTTGGCGAGCGGGTGGTCGTTTTCTTGCAAGAACAGCTTTGTGAACGACGGGGCGCCTTTTTCGGTTTTCGGATAGAAGATGCCGACCTTATCGAAGGCCTTGGCCAGCGACTGGGCGGCCCAAATTTCCACGTCATGGCCCACAATGCGCCTGATCTCGGCCAGAACGGCCTTCTCGCGCTTGAGAAGCGTGTCCTTGGTCCGTTCAGCGCGGTCCGTGTCCACCCGAACGCCGCGCATGGTCATATCGACGAGGCACGGAAGCAAGTCGAGCTCAAGGTTGGCAATCTGCCAGAGCTCTTCCTGCCCCAGCTTGATCGAGAAGTAATTCCAAAGCTCCAGCGTGATCTCGGCGTCCACCTCGGCGTAGGGCCCGACATACATGGCGGGCATCTTCCACATCTCGGCTTTCGGGTCGACGCCGAACTCGCGGGCTGCCTCGACAAGTAACTTTTCAGATTTTGTCTTGTTGAGGTGGTCGTAAGCCAACGCGTTGAGGCTGTAGCTGAACCGGTTTTCGTCGAGCAAGGACGCGATCACCATAGTATCGACGATGCGGCCGTTGACGTTGAAGCCCATGGCCTTGATCCAGCCAAGGTCATACTGGGCGTTGTGCATGATCTTGTCGGCCGGGCTCTCGAAGACTTTCTTCAGCCAGCGGTTCACAACCTTCTCGTCGAGATTGCCGCCGCCGAAATGGCGGATCGGGATGTAGCCCTTCCAATCGTCGACGGCGATGGCGTAGCCCACCACCTCGCCGTCCTTGGTTGGCCAGCCCGGGCCGTTGCTCTTGATGTTTGGGTCGCGCGTTTCGACGTCGATCGCGATTTTCTTCGCCTCCGACAGATCGGGCAGCTCCAGCGGGGGGATCCACTCACTCTTCGGTGCGAACATCGCCATCTGTAATCCTGCCAAGGTCTAGTTCCTTTTTGCTCAGGGCAAATTCGCCGCCCAATCCTGTATATCCTGCCTTATCGACCCACGAATCCGCGTGGTCGATCGTCTCCACGAGCCGACTGGTTTTGACCCAGTCCATCATCAGGGTGACGTGAGCCGGGGTTATCTCGCCGTGCTTTTTGATTGCGGCTTTTGCGATGACGTCCCAGCCGACTGCAATGCGCTCGTGGTTCAAGAGCGCATCGCCGTAGTCTTTGGCCCGCGGGCCGTTAATCAAGTCTTTTGCGGCTTGAAGAATTTGGTCGCGCCGCATCAGTGTTCTACCTCGTTGACGACGCCGGACAGAACCAACTGGCCGAGTTCTGCGTCAAAGGTGAATTTGGTGGCCGGGATGTTTTCGTCCTTAACATTCGGGTCGGCCCACATTTTCTGCGCGCGGTATTCGTTGATGTCCGTCACGCCGAGCTCCTTGTATTTTTTGCGGCGCTCTTCTTCGTATGCCTTCCATTCGTCAAAGGTCATCTTGGTCATAGGTCGTAGCTCCTTTCCACGTCTTCCGATTCTACGATAAACAGGCTGTGCTTGGTTCGGGTCACGCCCACGTAAAACACGCGGTGCATGTCGTCTGGGTTTTGGGCCATCTCGCGTGCGGCTGCCGCGCTGATGTCAGTGAAGAGGACGACGTTGTCGGCTTCGCCGCCTTTGGCGCCGTGGATCGTGGACAGCGTGATGCGGGGCACCTTGTTGAACTTCTCA